AAGTTGCGAAATGCAATTCCTTTGTGAATATACTCAACCGCAGCATCACCTCCGTAATGTCCTGAGATTTTGAGTGTGCCATCTTCTATCACAACAGAAATTAGATTCTCTGAATACCCAGCAACAGCGAGTTCAACACGATACGTAGTATCATTGACTTTTACAATGTTGTGAGGTGGGAATGATGTGTTATTAGAAGAGTGAAGGCGTTCGACTGTATTTAACAAACCGATAGCATCACGGGCAAAGAGGTCAAAAATGTCATGTTTCATAGTAGTTTCTCCTATTAAGCAAGAAAGTTGTTGTGTAACCCATAAGGCGTTACAGGGCGGGAGGAATGTTTAACGTGCCTTCCCTCCCACTGCACGGACGCCTGTGCGGCGCAACATCTAACGGTCCAGGTTAGATTCTTTAGTCGAAGATACCGTGTTCTGCTCTGAACAAACTATCTTCGACCTTTTTTTCTTTAGCTGCAAACTGCTCTTGAGCCTGTGCTTGCAACTTAGTGATGATATTTACTACTTGAACGTATGGCAAATTGCCTAGTGCGCCAAGAATAGTATTCGCTTCATCTACAGTTAACTTAAAGTCTAACGTGTCTTCCATGATAACTCCATTATTTAGAGGGTTGAGATTTCTTTCCAATATTGTATTTAGCAACCAAGTTCCATGTAGCCTTTTCTTTAAAAGAAACTACTTTAATCTGAGATAATGAAACTCGATTTTCAGCCTTTGCTGGATTATTTATCTTCAGTAGACCCCATTCTTGTAATAATCCGGCAATTGTATTTCTTCGTTCAATGTCACCAATCGTGATATCAGAATCCTTACCATCAAGAGCAAATAGTTCTTTGAAGTGGACGATAAAGTATCTACCCTGCTTGTGCAGAATATGACACGATTGATAGAGGGTTTGGTCTTTTCGAGAAGCGACGCCGATTCTGCTAAGAGTCTCACGAATCTTTAAGAATGCATCAGGGTCTGGTAAAGTGACTTCCAACATAGAGTCAGGAGTCCAATCGTAATAAACTTGTTCAACAGTCATTTTCACTTTCCTTTATGCTATATGTCCATAACAAAGACATCCTAGACTGTTTATTTATATTACTTTGATTTTCCACCATACTCATATTTTTGAATGAGTGCTTTTTTCTGCTCTTCAGTTAAGAGGTCCATGACTTCAAGCGCACGAGATAATGAGTACTCGTATTCTTTTGCAATGATGTGTACAATATGGTCAGCACCAAATGATTCTTTCTTAGACCACTTTGCAAAACGTTTCTTCTTGGAAAGTCCATGAAGATAAAAGTCATACTGCCACTTCTTAGGAATATCAGCCGAACGATTCATCTCATTTGCATACATGATAGTATCATGGAAGTAACTCAAGCCACGATTCACCATGAATGCATTATATTCCTTTTCACTAAGAGGATCAGTCTTTAACAAATCCTCTTTAGTGTAATTAACTGAATTCAGAAAATCAAAGAAGTTCATTGTGCTTTTTCCAACTCTGTCATGTCTTTCTTATCTAAGAAGACAAACTTTTCAGGATAGTGTAGTTCCATAAAGGACATTAACTCATTTTTATTTTTTACTTGTGCGATGAAGTTATTGTTGACTTTATCGTAGAAGATAAATGTATCTTCAAAAGTTTCCATGCGAAGTTCAAGTGAGTGTTGCTTGAGATACTCACGGTCTTTCTCATCGGCTTTCTTAAGAACGTCAATTAGTTGATTGACGCGGACTTTAAGCATATAGTTTCTAACCCAGAAACCAATTACAACGCCAAGAAGGAATGCTAATACTAGTGAAAAGTCTTCCATGTTTACCTCACTTGAACTTTAGTTGAGCCATGATTTCTGTCAGTGCAGCCATCAGGTTGATTTCTTTATCTGCAACGAATGCAGCCTTATATTGATAGTCAGCAAGGATTAAAACTAATTGAGGAATAGAACCCTGTTCAAGAATATCAACAGCTTTGTCATACAGCTGACGAAACACTTCAGTAGTATCAGAATCGGAGTTTTGACCTACCCACTTACGAACCTCAGTGAAGTTCTTACTCTTAAGATTCTTTACTAGTTCAGAATATGACTCATCGCCAATGTTTACTAGTAGACCAGCATCAATCTTACCCGATACTGAATATCGTTGAAGTTCATTAAGAATTCTACGGTTGTCGGGAAAGTGTTTAGTAATTAGTTCTGCGACTACTTTACTATCAGCCTGAACTTGTTCTTGGGTAAGGATATCAATCACTCGGCGGTAGAATGCCGCGGCAATCTTTGGCTTTTCCTTATTGTCAATCTTAAACTCAACAACTGAACACCGTGAGTGAAGAGGTTCGATAATTCGATTCTTAAAGTTACAAGTGAGAATGAATCGGCAGTTGTTGCTAAACTCTTCAATGAATCCACGTAGTGCTGGTTGAGTCGAGTTGGCATTAAGATAATCAGCCTCGTCAAGGATAACTACTTTTCTTGCATTAGTAAGAGAAACAGAGGAGGCAAAGTTTTTAATCTTGTATCGAAGGGTATCAATACCTGATTCTTCCGAACCGTTAATGAAGAGATACTCAGCACCTACTTCATTACATAGAGCTTTTGCAACTGTAGTCTTACCTACACCAGCGCCGCCGCAGAACAGAAAGTTAGGAAGTTCACCTGAAGCGATGAACTCCTTGAACGTATTCTTAAGAGATTGAGGTAGAACACAATCGTCGATAGTCTGAGGACGATACTTTTCTACCCAGAGATATTGTTTGCTAATCATAGTATAACCATCCATATCAAGTAATTGTAAAGTGAGTTGATACCATTATACCAACTCACTCATACTCATAATATCAAAATTCGGAATCGGATTCAATAGCAACAAAGTATGTTAGGTCACTAGCTTTATTCACGAAGCGAGAGATTCGTTTTTTGGAAATTGATACAATATAATCTCCTGGAAGCATCTTAAGACTATCAACCTGAAGATTTGCTTTAAATGTGACATCAGTTTCACCAATTACAACTTCATATGCATTAGAAGTACTATTTTTCTTATCTGCAACAACAAGTTTTAGTTTACCATCATCACCAACAATAGACAAATCATTTGCCTTAAGAACACCAGCAGTACGCCGAATCATTGCAAGTTGAGCACTTGTAAGTTCAAACTCAACATCAACAGAAGGAAACTTAACAGATGCTGGGGCTGCCTTAACAACACCTTCGCCGGCGGCAAAATACTTAATACGAGATTTGCCGCCGTCAGAAATAACCACATGTTTATCACTGAACTCAAGTTCAGGTTTATCAAATAGAGATAGAACCCCCAGAAATTCCTTTAGGTCATAGATACCAAACTCGACTGGAAATGTTTCTGTTACTGTAACATCAGCAACTACATTCTTGCTTTCGGCAATGGTTGTAATTTTTGAACCAGTTTTTAGCAACAGGCTGCCGTTAATGTTGGAAAAGTTTTCAATAAGGGTCAAAGTTTCTTTAGATAGATTCATAATCAAGTTCCTTTAATTTCATCTAGGTGTAGTAAAAAAGCAATGCAACAAGCTGCATGAGCAAGGTGATTCATTCCAGTTTCTGGGTCGGTTTGTTCTCCGGCTTTCCAAGCCCAGAGGTGTCGCATCGCGGCATCAAAGTACCTACGGTCTGCATCATCAACATATTTCCAATTGTCACGAGCATATTTCTTTGCTCCAAAAGTTAAAACTCGTACAGTTTCTTGTAGTGCAATATGAGGATACAGTCCGTACTCAAGTTTGTCTTTATCAAACTTTCTGCCTGCAGTTGCTGACAAAGAGGAATCAATTTTGATATTTTCATTTAGAGTATCTTCAAATGAAGCCATGATTTAATCCTACCATAAAAAATAGACTATGATTCATTATAAACCATAGTCTATTTCTGCAAATATCAAATTACTGGTTAAAGTAACCTGCAGCTGTGGCAAATGCAACTAGATCGCGACTGGCATTACCAGCACGATACCGAGTAGTTGGTGTTCCATCAACAAGAGTTGAACGATTTGCATATACACATACACCACGAAGGCGTAGTTCACGTACAGCCGCGGTTGGATTTGCAATCTTAAACATACTGCGAATCTGATTAGCAGTTAGTGATTCACCAGTAGTGACAAGATAATTTTGCAAACTAGTTAGTTTTGACATAGTTACTCCATTTCAAATGTTGCCATCAGTTCAAAATGATAGGGTATTGATGGCATATACCCTATCATATATTATACAGTAACGCCTGCTTCCTCAAGTTCCCTAAAGAACTCCTCATCAGATTTTGTTTTTGCTTCTTCTGATTCGCGTTCTTGTTCAGTTTTTAGCAATTCAGCACGGATTTGCTTCTGTGTTTTTGGTTTTGGTAGGGATTTTGATTCGTGTACAACATTGGGTGCTGGGAAAAGATATTCTGCTCGAGCAACCTTTTCGCCGCGGGACAACCACATAGGATAACCCATCTTAGGTCCACCATGAGCACGTTGAGCATATAGATGCCAGTAAAGTTTTTCTAGATGTTCCCGTGTAATAGTTCGAGCATTTGCAAGACTAGGGTCAAGTTCAATTAGAGCATCAACGATACGCTTTTGGGTTTTGTTTAGTTCGGAATAGTTAATCATGATATAAGTACCTCTCAATTAAAAAGCAATTTCTTCATTAAGATTCGCAGTGGAATCTTTAGTTTCCTGCGGAGTTACAGTTTCCGCGGGTTTTGACACAGTTTCAAACATTGTGACAAAAGCTGATTGCACGGCTTTATCAAAACGGTTAATACACATCTGAATTGCTTTCTTCTCATCTTTGAAGATTGAATAAGCACGTGCAATGTGAATTAAGCGCCGTGTGGTAATTGTTTCATCGATAGCACCTTCATCGAAGGACCTACGAATCGATGCAGCCCAACGTACCAGATTGTTGGCAAAAGTATCATTTGAACAATCTAGAGAGTCAAGCAGTTTGTTCATAATCTTAGTTTCCACAGTTACTGAAGGATATTCTTGTTCTAGAGTAACCGAGAAACGCTCAAGGAATGCCTCATTCAGTACGTTAGTACCAATATATCGACCGTCATCAGAACCCTTACCCTTTGTATTTGCAGTGGCAAAGATATTAAAGCCAGGAGTGGGTTTGATAACTTCGTTTTTAAGTTTGAAGTAATATGGTTTGCCTTCCAGGATTGGTTGGAGACACATCAAGGCGTTTGAACCACCAGCATCGATTTCATCTAGCAGTAGAGGAATGCCTAGGCGCATTGCAATTAGAACCGGACCTTCCACCACTTTAACGTTACCGTCCTCAAGCGTTTTGGTACCAATTAGAGCATCCTCGTCTGTAGTCATATTCAAGTTTACACGGATAAGACCACGACCAAGTTTAGCACAAACCTGTTCAACCATTGTTGACTTACCGTTACCAGTAGGGCCGGTGATATACACAGGATAGAACTGGCGTGACTCAATGATAGTTTCTACATCCTTAAAATTACCAAAGGATACAAAATTGGAATCTTTTGTCGGAATTAGAGCTGATTCACTCAAGCGAGTTGTGGTTTCAAGTTTTTCTGATACCTCGACCACGGCAGTCTCGGGTTTAGGAGTTTGTTTCTTAGGCATTTTTACAACAGTACCAACAGACATGTCAAGAGAATATACGCCACGGGCAACTGCCTGGCGATAGATGAAGTTAGGACGTTTGGTGATACCAAACTTATCCATTGTGGAAACAACTTGTTGCCGAGTAGCTGTACCAGTTTTACGACATTCTGGATACAAGTTGTAGATTTTTTCAATAAGGTCTTGCTCAAACATAATATAAATCCTCACATTATAAAGTTTTGAATGATGCACACCTTGTGATGTGCATTACCTCATTCATTAGAAACAT